AAGAGAGTTGCCCTTACTGTGATATGGCTAAAGATTTAGCTACACGAAAAGGACACAAAGTAGAATACAAGCAATTAGGAGTAGACTATGAGTTCAGTGAACTTAAAGAAAAATTCCCAAAAGCAAGAACTTTTCCGCAGATTATATTAGATGGAATCAGTATAGGTGGATATACAGACTTGGAGAATTTAATTGACTAAATATAAATTCAATGAGGATGAGGTATTACAAATACTTCGCAACCATATATTAGGAACTTACGACGCTCACTACAGCATGAATAAAATTCAGTCAACTGAGTTTATATTTGATGCTGGGCATGGCGAAGGGTTCTGTATTGGTAACATAATAAAGTATGCACAGAGATACGGCAAGAAAGAAGGTCGCAACAAAGAAGATTTGTTGAAGATACTTCACTATGCCGTAATCTTGCTAGGACATGAGATGCCATCCACTAATTACACGGAGACACATAACAATGGCAATAAAGACTAGAAAGCATGAGAACTTAACAGAAACAAACATACAACATGTTCTGGAGTTATTGAACGGAGATAGTCCAATAACAAAGAAAGAAGCATGTAGTATATTAAATATAAGTTATAATACTACGAGACTTAATAAAATAATTGAGGATCACTTAGAGACAGTAGCTTATAGAGAAAGACGCAAAGCCCAAAACAAAGGCAAAGGCGCAACAGAGATGGAAATTAAACAAGTAGTAAACTTCTACTTGGATGGAGCAAATATATCAGATATAGCTAAAAGTTTATATCGTTCACCTGCGTTCATCAAATCAATAGTAGAAAGACTAGGTATACCTCAAAAGTTACCTCAAACTGACTACGAAGGAAGAAGAAATGCTCTGTTACCAGAACAATGTGTAGCAGAAAGTTTTGAAGTTGGAGAAAAAGTATGGGCAGTGAGACAAAACTACCCTGCTTTAGTGGAAAAGTACTTAGGAAATAAGAATGGAATAGACTCATACTTAGTGCATACAATTGAGTGTTCACAAGAAGATTTAAAACATACTTATTTTCCACACCTATCTTTTGCAGGAAAACAATATTGTTTAGCTTCATATGAGATAGGAAGTCTAAGACATTTACAGAAATATCTGTAAACACTAGGAGAAAAAAATGGAGATATGGCAGATTATTGCTGCAGTATACTTATCGGGTACGCTTGCTGCAATGTATTCTATCTGGTGGCCTTCTTATAAATTAATAAGAGCAATAGCACCATATAATATAGTAGTACAAAAACCATTACTATCAAGTACAATAGTATTTTCTATATTTTTGCTTTTCTTTCCTGTACTTATAATAACATTTATAATACCTTCTAAATTAGAGAGGTTTATACACGGATTTGTTAATGGAGTCGTTAACATAAAATAAGGAAGCAAAATGTACGAAGAATTAGTAAAACACTTAGAAGGGCAAATGGCATATCATAGAGCTAACTGCAGAGTTTTTTTAAGAAATCCAGTAGGTATTGGGGAACACCCAGACGTTATGGAGTCAATAAAATCAGAGCTATCTAAACTTGCAGAAGCAGAAGATATGTTAAACGCCTTACAGAAACATTTAAAATAAGACCAATTATTATAGATAACAAAAAATAGTTCTTGACAATTGGTTATAATTTTATTATAATATATTTATAAACAAAAAACGAGCAAATATGAGCGACAGATATTACCAGCAGATGCGAGAAACCACAGGGTGGGCAATTGGTATGCCAGAGTTCATGCGCAACAAACCAAAAAGGAGATATAAAATGGCTTGGACAGACGAATCTAAAGAGCAAGCAGTTGAAATGTATCAGGATGCAGAACCTACACCTGAGACTTCAATGGAGATAGTAAAAGACATCGCAGAAGAACTTGGTGAAAGCCCAAATGGTGTCAGAATGATATTAACAAAAGCAGGAGTATATGTAAGAAAAACTCCAGCAGCTAAGTCAAGCGGTGGCGGCAGCACAGGTGGAGGCAGAGTTTCAGTTGCAGATGCACAAGACAAACTTACTTCAGTACTTGGTGATGCAGGTCAAGAAGTTGATGCAGCAATAGTATCAAAACTAACTGGTAAAGCAGCAGTGTATTTTACAACAGTTATAGAATCATTAAATAAGTAGTGTAATTTAGTGTGTTGAGGCAGTCTTCCTGATTGCCTCAATTTTTTGCACCTCAAATAAGTAACCAAAAATTTAACAAATCAAAAGAGTTTTTGTTAGTTTAAATTGGAGGAAACATGAAAAAACTAGAATTTGAGAAACGAATAGACGAAGCAGGAGATGCAGTAGTCACATATAGAAGTCAAAATTCACGCAAGTTAAAATACAATGTGTGTACAAGAGACTTTACCACAACTTACATAAAAGGTAAAAAGAATAGAGCTAAAGAGGGACAACATACGTCCTTGTTATTTTGTTGGGACACGGACTCATATAGAATCCTTGTGCCTGAAAATGTAACGAGTATTATACCTCTCAACCGAGTCATTCGCAATGATTGATTTAGAAGCCCCATCTGTTTATGAAAAAGTAATTCAAGAATCATCACATGATCAGCTTCGGCTTGTAGTCAGCACTTTTAGAGGAGTAGAATACTTATCTTTAAGAAAGTACTACCTTGATTTTGATGAGGAATGGAAACCATCTAATCAAGGCATAACCATACCTATAGATATGGAAAATACTAGAAATCTATTTCAAGGTTTAGTTGAGATTCTCTCATTAGCAGAATCCAAAGCAATTATAGAAGAAAATTTTAGAGATTTATTAGATGAGATTTACGTCAGATGAGTTAGAACCTTTAGACCAATACTATGCAACTCAAGAATTAGCGAAAGAGTGCTGTGATTTATTAGATTTTACTAAATATAATACTATTTTAGAGCCTTCCGCGGGTACAGGAGCATTTTTAGAGTTTCTACCCCAAGAAAAGACACAAGCAATAGATCTTGAGCCAAAACATCCCGATATTATCAAAATGGATTTCTTTAATTACAGCGACAGCGCCGAACTTGTAGTGGGAGGACCGCCTTTTGGAGATACCGCGGCTTTAGCTGTGCGTTTCTTTAATAAAGCGGCAGTCTTTGCTGACACAATAGCATTTATACTGCCTAGAACGATTAATCGTAGGGAAATAGTTGCTAAACTAAACAAAAACTTTCATAAAACGCACGAACACTACATACCTCCTACAAAATTTATCCCCCCAGAGACTGCTGCTCATTGCTACTTTCAAATATGGGAACGCAGAGAATATACAAGAAATGATAGATAACTAAAAATAGTTCTTGACAGTTGCTTATAAATTGTGTATAATATATTTATGATTATAAAAGGACAAATGACATATGACCAACACGGTCGCAAACGTAAGAGCAAATTCACTAAGGCTGTAAGAACTAAACAACCTGAGTGGAAAACCTTTGCTCCAGACGCTACATTCCGTAGTTCTACGGAACAATACCCTTCGGCTCCTATGAGTCAGTACACAACTCCGCAAGATAATACTTACAAACAAAAAGAGAGTAAGAATTATACTGTTTCGATTGCGTACAATAAAGGGGCATACCAAGTAATACCAAAAGAAGAAGTAAAACACATAGGTAAATAATGAGTAAATTAGAGGAATTTTTAAAACAAGCAAAAGCAGATTATTATAGAGGCGACCCGAGTATCTCTGATGAAGTCTATGACAGATTAGAAGAACAGTTAGACACTAAAAATTTATCGGTTGGAACAATGAATGGTGATGAAGGATTTAGATACCCTCATATGTTTCCTATGTATTCCCTACAGAAAATTTATGAAGGCGAGAAAGACCCACACAAAGTATATAAACAGTGGGCAGAAGTAACACCTAAATTAGATGGTGCTGCTATCAGTCTACAGTATATAGATGGAGAACTTTCTATGGCACTCACCAGAGGAGATGGCAAGAAAGGATTAGATATTACAGACAAAGTACGACATCTAGTACCTACTAGAATTTTCTGGACAGAACCAAAACAAATAACAGGTGAGATAGTAACTACTAAAGATAGACCAAATGCTAGAAACTATGCGGCGGGTGCACTTAATCTAAAAAGTGCCGAAGAAGTAATGGACAGACAATTATATTTTATAGCTTATGGTATTCAACCCTGTGTTAAGCCTACTTGGAAAGAAGATATGTACGCACTAGAACCAATGTGTGATACAGCCTACGCTACTTATTTAGATGCTTTTCCACAAGACGGAGAAGTATGGAGAGTCAATGACAACAAAGCGTTTGAAGACTTGGGATATACTTCGCACCATCCAAGAGGTGC